CCACGTTCCGAAGCCATACCGCTCATGGATCCACCACCAGCTGATAAACTAAAGTGCATACGCACCTCTTTACCGCCCTTCCAAGCTTCCTTTTTGGTAGCTAAGTCGAAATGGTTTTTATCAGCCCATAGTACTTTCGTACCACTTTTGTAAATAATGCGGAGGGCATCCGCAATCTGTACGTTACCAGAGAAAAAGTTTGTTGATTGACCTGCTATTGTCATAGCATTCCTCCTTAAAAAAGATTCTTGAGCTACTATAGCCCTCTGTTTTTAAATTAACATGGTTTTATAGTAGCTTGCAATGGGGTTTAGGAATTTAGCAGATTTTCGAGGTATTCGAAGCCTAGAGACTCGTCATAAGCCATTTTATCGTAGGCTGATTGTTGGACTGCTTGAGGTCTTACAGCTCCAGGATTCGTGGAACCTCTCAAAGCTCCCATGGGATTTTGTTGAGGTTTCAACTGGCGTGCAATAGGGTCAATAATATCCTGTACCATTTTCTTGAATTGAGGGAGTGAAACATCTTTTCCCCTCGCTTGAATTTGTTGAGCTAGCTGCACTTGTTGACTAACTACTCGGGTTACCCATTCCTTATCAAGGAAGTTGTATTGATTCAATAGCGACTCGTGGAAGGATTCCAATTGTCTACGGTCATCATCTGCACGCTTACTTCGTTCGGCTTGTTCTAGCTGTTCCATACGTTGTTGGAGTAGAGCTTGTTGGCGAATAGCTTTTTGCCCTTGCATATATTGCTCGTACTGGTCTCTTTGCTGATCATCCAGCTTCCAATAACTTATCTTTTGCTCCATCCATTTCGACACTTTATCCACCTCGAGTTTCGCTGTGATAATGTTCAGGAACTCTAGTGGGTCCTCTGCGGAAAGTCTTTGTAGCTCATCGAAGTCACCTTTGATGTCTTCGTACTGCTTCTTGAGTTCTCCGTATTCTTGATAAAGCTCACCAGCGAGGTGTGAACGTTTTACATGCTCCGTCAATACTTCTTTGGACTTAATCTCTACTTCACGATCCCCCACTTGGAGCTTCATTGCTTTGAACTCTTCTTGTGGTTGTCCGTTAGGGTCTCGATCTTGTGGTTGTCCGTTAGGGTCCTTACGTTGTTGGGATATTTGGAATCCCTCAAACTTGGGGTCATTAACTTCTTCTTGTTTGGAGAAGTAATCTTCCAGTCCAGAGAATAAATCATCTTCGCTGGTGTATTGCTGGGCGTAAGGATCAGAGGCTTGTGAGCCTCCACCAAAAGGGTTAGAGGCTGGTGCTGGGGCTCCTCCGCCTGTTTGTCCGTCTTCGATATCTCTTAACATTATATTCATATAGGGCTCCTTTTATAATCCAGCTTTTGGTGGGGCTGGTGGTTGTGGACTTTGTGGAGCAGGTGCTCCGTTCGTTGGTTGAGGTTGAGGTGGCTGACCTTCCGCACCAGCTTCTGGTGGAGGTTGTGCCTGAGCTTGGAGTTGGGCGTAAAGGTCCATGTGACCTTTCTTGTGTGAACGTACGATGTCTTTCAAGTTGTCAGGAAGACTCTCGTAGAACATGTTGTTCATAAACTCATTGATGCAATTCATGTGCGCCATGTGGTCTTGCTCTTCCGTCACAGGAACTTGTTGACCATCTAACATCCGCACTATTTCATTCTCTTGTACACTAAATGCACCATCCCAATAGTTTTGGAAGTCTACTACACCACCATCCAACAGCAACGATACAATCCTCTTGTAGTCACCGCCAGCTTTCTCGTAGGCTCCTGTTTGAAGTAACTGGAACATATATTCTTTTGCTGCAGATGGGTCAGCAGGCATAAAGCGTCCGAATCCCACTTTTACATCAAAGTTCCCAGATAGGTCTGAGACTTTAAACATTTGGGCTGCACCCAAGCGACTACCACCAGACAGCCCAATGAGCATATCTTCGGGTAAGAATTGTTGTCCGATGTGTAGTAACATCTCCCACATCTTCTTTAGTACGGATACTTTTTTGTTGAATAGTCGTATGCGGAACTTGTCGTCTGTGTCGATAGCAGATATAACAGCAAATCCAGATAACTCACGTTTGATTTCTCCTTGCGAGAACTCACCAGCACCAAAGATACTGTTGATCTGTCTCTTATAGATTTCATATTGTCTCCAAAAATCTGAAGACACCCCTACTGGGTTTAGTTGAGTAGGCTTTTGCCCGTTTGCGATTGCAGCATTCCAATGGAATACTTGGATAGGGTCATCAGTACGAAGGTTGTCTTTGTTTTGTGTGCCATCTGGAACCATGAGGTGAATCTGTCCGTGTAGGATAGAGTTGTCAAGGCAGATGCTTAAAATGCGGTCTATGTTTTCTTGTGTAGGGGAACATAACACCAATCTGCTCAACCCCCATGGACTACCTGCAATATCGATGTCCGTAAGCATTACGAAAGGAAGCTCACCGTGTTTATATGGGTTGTCTTCAATGTGTAGGCACTTCATGCGAGGAACTTCGTGAATCACTTCGGGAGCGTGTTGAGAAGCTATCATGAACACAGCGTGGCGACCACGCATAGCATTCCAAGGAAGAGCTTTTTCCCAGTATTCCAACACCCAAATACCTTCTTCTTTAACTTCGGTCCCCATGTGCTTGTGATTCTCTGATTCTGTACGGTGGAACTCTTTGATGTGTTCTACCATGTTAGGGAATACATAACACAATTCTTCTACAGTCATGTAGTGTTTCTCGAAGCACCACTTGGCTTCTGAAAGAGAAGTTACATTTGGTTCGATGTAGAAGAAGTACGGGTTCACTCTTCGTAGCTCGAAGTTACCAGTCATTTCTAGGGTCTTAGTCTCAGGCTCATAGGACTTTACGTTTCCACCGTTACTATCCCAACCAATGTACAGTATACCGTTTCCGAAGATACTCGTATCTAAGTAGAGTGTTCGCTCTATAGTGTCCGTAACTTTAATAGCTTCTTCTAGGTAATTGAAGAAGAGTGTTCCAAACTTAGCAGCCTGTATGTCGTTCCAGTCATTTGTGCTAGCTTGGCAATGACAATCTGGCTTGGTGATAGAGAGTTTAGAGTGTAGGAATAGTGCACCCCAAAGTGATTCCGTGCCTGTAACATTGGCTGGACCAGTATCATTTTGTACCACACCAGCTTGAGACAAGGCATCCACGAATTTAGCAACAGACGCATCGAACCCAAAGTCTGTACTGCTGGTAGGGTCTATCATTTGGTAAGTGGTGTTAGCGATGTCGAACTCTTTGGTGAGTTTCTTATTATCCTTTTCCACGAGCTTGAATCGCTGTTTAACCAGCTTTCCAAAGTCCTCAATGGTCATTTCTGTAAATTTCATCTAGCTTTCCTTTGTTCAGAGATTTTTGCTAAGACTTGTGCGGTCTTACCTGTGAAGGCATACATCGCCTCCAACCTATCGGATTGCTCTTTTAGTGAATCAGCCGCTCTTGAGGCAACTATAACACTCGTTTCGTACTTACGCATAAGCGGATCCATCTCACGAACCCTTGCGTCTAAGGTACGCATATGGCTGTTTATTTGTGCAGTAAATGCCTGCTTCATAAAGTACGCAAGAATAAATTGCGTTAGAATGATTCCAACTAGACCTATAACTAAATATATCGTCATCTTAAGCTCCTTCCAAGGGTTCTTTTGCCCTTATATCTCATTGTATTCTCTGGTTCCTTAGGTGTCAAGCACTCTCGCATAGTGTGCATCACCATTTCTTGGTGCATGGTCACACGAAGTGGCGGAAGTCCTTCTGCTTTAGGTAGTTGCATACACAAGTACATGAGCGCATCCAACATGTGGTCATCTTTCTTAATAATGGAACCTGTATCTCTTTTTCGGTATGAACGTATTTGAGATAGGACACCACTCGCACCATTCTTGAAGAATTTTATTCTGCCATTAGAGGCTACCACCCTAAGATTCATAATGAGGTTCTCTTTGTTCTTGAGGATACATGGAATCCATCCATCTTTCATGGCTTCACTATACGCTCCAAACCAAGACTCTGCGTTATCATAAATGCTTAGAGCGTAGTCTTGCATTGCATGAGGCTTTAGCTTAGTCACCTCAGGAACCAAAATCTCTACAGATACTTTATCCTTCCAAGATAACTCCACAGAAGACACCACATACCAGTCACACTCTCCTTTTTCGTTACGAGTGTTTGGATCCTCTACCATTTCCACATACCCATTCGTGTGTGTGGAGGGGTCTAGTGCCCTAACTCTACGCCAAGTTATAGGAACCTCAAAATCAGGTACTTCGGTAGGTGCTAACCCTTCAAACACATACAAGTCGGTTAGTTCATAGTACCAATCACCTTGGAGTCGAGCTAGCCTCTCGTTAGGTGGGAGGTGGGCTAGGTCTCTAAGATAACGCTCCATCTTCTCGGGGTTGTCTCTATAAAGTGGGTTATCAGCTACCGTCCAGATGTGCTGAGATATGAGAGGGTGACCCTCTAACACCGTCTTTATGTCAGGACAGGTGACCAAGGGAGTAAATCCCATCACGAGTGTACCGTTAGTATCCTGGAGCCGCATCATGAGTTCTGTGATGAGTTGCAGGTTGTCTGGCATCTCATCTATCATAATCTCGTCAACTTTACGACCCATGAGTGACAACAACCGTTGAGAGTAGGTCTTAAACTGTAGGATATCCCCGTTCTTAAAGGTGATAGTGTCGATGTTTCCCTGTTGCGTGTAACTAATCATTTCTTTCCCGTCTTCGTCCATATAATACCAAGACGGGATGAATTTCTTGAGGTACATTCCCCAAAGAGTATCATTCACGAAATCATAGTCAGGTCCTAAAGCCCAGAATACCTTAGGCTCCGTACGCAAGTAAGCATCGAAGATATCCACCGAACCCCAACTCTTTACAGAGTTGAGGTGGCTGGCATTATACTCAGGTCTGTAAGGGTGAGTTCGTGTTAACTTCCACGAGAGGTCACGAGTAGTAGAGAATGTTTTTCCAGTACGGTTTCCCGCACGGAGTAGAATGAGATATGCGGGGTCACTAAAGAACTTGATCTGCTTAGGAGTTGGACGAGCCTCTTTCATGTCGGGTATGAAGGAGGATAGCTGTTGTAGCCACGCCTCTTGTTGCATATCCGTATAACGCTTGATGAGGGCTAGTTTCTCTTTTGCTTTACTCATTTTTTGCCTTTATTCCTCATGTCTTCTAACATGCGTTTGATAGTGCTCATATTCTTTTCTTTAGAGAGCATCTTCTTTATCTCAGGTGAGAGTTGGAAAGCTTCTGCATTCCCGAACGAAGCCATCTTCTGATCCTTCATAGGTAGATTGTCTCCAAATTTTCCCTTTAGCTCCTCTAGCTGCCTAAGTATGTTCTCAAGCATAGTACTACCCTCTAACTGTTTAAGTTCTGGCGGGAGTCCTTCGGGAGCCTTTAACTCACTTTTAGAACCAGAAGTAAGTCCTTTACTCTTGATTTTAGTAGGGAGTTGCCATTCTTCAAAGTCCACATCTGTAATCCCAGGAGTTCTGGTGGGAGAGGTTGGTTGTAGCTCTTTTGGTTTAGGGAGTAGCTCACCTTCTATAGCATTCTCCAATAAAGGTGTCTTTCCTCTTCGTGCGGGGAGTTGCCACTCTTCGAACTCCGCATCTGTAATCCAAGGAGTTCTGGGAGGTGAGGTAGGTTGTGGCTCTTTGGATTTAGGAAGTAGCTCACCTTCTACAGGATCTTCTCGCCACATTCGACGCTCTATGTCTATTATTGGTTTTTTCTTAGAGGCGTTAGAGTCTCCACCTCCTAAGAGTTTCTCCGCACCACCTATTAGAGGTGCTTCATCTGGGTCTACGAGGCTTCGAAGATTCCCAACATCTTTCACATCTTTGGGAGGGGTCTTGTCGCTAGCCGCTTTGCCCATGTAATATTTGAGGAAGTCCTCAGGAGTCATGGGTTTGCCAGTACCTTGCTGTTCGAAATTCTTAAGGAGTCCATCCCCCTCTAAGAGTTTCTGTGGTGCTTTTCCTGGGAGTTGTTTCTGAGCATCTCCCCATGGTATCACGAACTTACGGGCTTGCTTACCTGCGTGTTTACCCCATAACCACGAACCTGCTAAGGCTCCTGGGATTAGTCCGAGCAACGGAGATATCCCGCCTTCGTCATCTTCTTTTGTTTCAGCTTTTTTAGGGGGTTCTTCACGTTTGAATGTGTAGGAATCTGTAGGAGGTGCCGCTACTTCGGGAGTAGTTGCGGGAGTTATTGCTGGTTTAGTTACAGTTTCCATTGGAGGTGGAACATATCCGCCTCTGCCACCCATGGAAGGAGAACCACCTCCGCCACCCGAAGAGTAATGCACACTTGGAGACCCTCCTGAACGTCTCATAGAGTTTAAAAATTCCATAGCCATTTCGTGCTGTCGTTCCAGCATGCCTTGGTCTGGTTTGTACTTCTCACTTGGCTTGGAACCAGCTACGCTATCCATGTAAGGTGCGTATGCCGCCAAGAACTCCTCTACTCCATCAGGGAGTTTACTTTTTTGTTTTTCTGCCATTCTCTCTCCTTTTCTTTAGTGCTGCCCTTAGGCTATTTGACTCTGCGGTATTCTCTGAACGGGTGCCTTTCTTAAACGCTCCCCCGTCTTTTTCAAAGTGGGCTCCAGGCTCCAAGTGTTGAGCCACTACATCCACACCTGGGTCGTACCCCAGTTTCTGCATGAGTTTCTCACGAGCTACGGAAACAACTTTTCCGTATCCATCTGGTCCTTTTTCTATTTTAGAGCGGACTTTATTGTACCCTATTCCTTTTGCTGTAAGTGAATTTCGGGTTTGTTTCTTCTTCCGACTTTCACTCACGCTCTCTCGGATGGTCATATTTCACCTCCTAAGTCTCATTTTAGCACACCAAATACAAAAAGAGCCACTTGTGCGAAGTGACTCAGGAAAGGAAGTCCTGTCGGAGGACAGGGACTTTTTTGGACGAAACTTAATTTACAGCAGCCTTTAAAGACTTTCCTGCTGAAAATACCACAGCTTTTTTAGCTGGGATATTCATCTTTTTCTTAGTTTGAGGATTGCGACCAATCCGTGCTTTACGTTGAACGATTTTTAACACGCCCATATCGATAAGATCTACACGATTATCTTTCTTGAGGATAGCTGCTACCGTACCTAATACACATTTCACCATTTCTCTGGCTTCTTGCTTAGTAAGTAATTCACGATTAGCTTCCCATACTGCGTCTACAATCTTCGCATTAGCTCCTACTTCTTCGGGAGAAACAACGTCACCCTTAACACGAGCTGCACGGCTCTTCGTTTGGATGCGTGCTGCTTTGGCGTTAGCTTCTGCTATAATTCTAGCTTGTTGTTCTCTTGCTTTTTCGATCATACCTTTGCTTGCTCGTTCTTTTAATCCCATGATAGACTCCTTCGTCTCGTAGTTAATTCACTGGGGTTTCACCCCACATTTATAAAAATAACACCCTGTGAGGGTGCTGTCAAGTCTTTTGAGAGGCTCCACTAAAAAATATCTCAGGGAGCTTCCATGCGAGCCTTTATGGTGGCATAAAGCTCTTCTATCTGTTCCGTAGTGGTGCAGTCAGGTAGTGTTTTAAGAAGTGCGTTCACATCTTTCTTGATAAGGCGGTAAGATTGAATCTTCGTCTTGTCAATTTTATTGAACTCCTGCTTGGTCACACTCAACACTTCTTCACCAAACTCATAATGGAAAGTGCCCGTAGCATCTTCCTCAAAGAAGTTCAGAGCTTCTTTGCGAAATACCTCGAATTGGTCCATGGTTAGTGTAACGCCATCCACGACCAGTTTAGGTTCCAGCCCTTCGAGTTGTGATTTCACCAACTCCCGTGCCCTTTTGGTAGCCCTAGGTAACCCAGCCTTCTTAACGGTGCCCGTACGTTCTACGAACCCATTCACTACCGCTAAGCCTATTTCGCACTTACCAAACTTACCAATAGCGAAAGACTTTGGGGCAGGGTTGTAGGTGCGTAACACAACACCGTTGCCACAGTCCACACCGTTAGCACGTCTGGCTTCATCATACTTCCCGCCTTCTTTCTCTACCCACTTCTTGAGAAGTGAGTGCTCGAAGGTAGGCGGATATTTTGCAAGGACCACATCGTCCTTAACTATAAAATAACCTTCCATGATTAACCTCCTGTGATAACTATGTTACCATCAACTTCATACTTGATAATTTCCCAATCAGTAGCTTGAAAGTCCTTAATTCCAGGGTTCCAAGATGTGCCGTTGTTCAGATAGAGGCGTTCTGTGCCTCTGTCTGCAATAACGGAAATTTCTAGTGAAGGGCAATGGATTTCGTCAGCTTCTGAATCCAACATAAAAATATTAAAAGACTCGTTAAATAACATGATTTCTCCTTTGTGTTAGCCCTAACAAGTAGGGGGTTTAGTGGTTTTCTTTTTCATACTCGCAGCTGCTTTGACAGTTTTATCCTCAGGGTTGCGAGCCTTTCGGTTCTTCCTAAGCATCTCCATGATCATATTATCATGAGTGGAGCCTTTTTTGGTAGGGTCTTTTTTCGAGGGCATGAGTGACTCCTTTTGGATTTAGAAAATGAAGCAGACGACTGCTGCACCGCCCGCTTTAACGTACCCACCTGAGGATGAACAACTTCCGCCTCCACCATATCCAGGAATCCCTG